ATCCACTTGTTCCCGTAGAAATAACGAAGTTGTTAGTAGCCCCGTTATATTCAACATCAGCGCCTGAACTTCCATCTTCCATCAATGACAAAAGAGAGCTGCTTGCATCTTCCACAGTCAGCCCATCAGATGTAACAGTTCCACCTACAGTCAAAGCACCAGTCATAGTATCGCCAGCTACTTCAACGTAACGAGCATCACTCTGTGACTTAGTATAAGTATCAGCTACTACGAATGTACCATAAGCTACAATGTCTACTGTATCACCTGCTGTAGCACCTGTAGTAAGAACGATAGACGTACCTGATGTAGCAGTGAAGTCTGTGCCACTGATAAGCTTTACACCATTCAGATAAGCATCTACATATCCTGGGTCATATGTAGCAGCAAATGTAGTCTGACCAGATGTAGCAGTGTAAGTAACTCTGTCTGCTGTACCGTTAACTGATGAACCTGCAGCTTGCCATCCAGAGCTACCATACACATACATAATGTCTGTAGTAGTATTGAAGTACAATGCACCAGTGATAAGAGCATCACCATCATTGTCTAAGGCAGGAGCAGAAGCCTTAGCACCTAAGTATCTGTCATCAAAGTCATCATATGAGTTAGCTGCACTGGTTGCACTAGAAGCTGCAGCAGTAGCCGAGTTAGCTGCGTTAGTCTCACTTGTGGCAGCATTAGTCTCTGATGTAGCTGCAGCAGCAGCACTTGCAGAGGCAGCAGTAGCTGATCCTAGAATGCTATCAACATATGTCTTGTTTGTCAAGTCTGGACCATTAGTAGGTACATATGTAGTTGTAACCTTAGAGCTACCCATGTCGATAGCACCTGTCATAGTGCCACCAGATAAGTCTAGGAAGTTAGTAGTTACATAGTTCTGTGTAGCTGCATCCTGTGCTGCAGTAGGATCACCCAGTCCAGTGATCTTGTTTGTACCCATAGCAATAGCACCAGTCATCGTACCACCTGCTAGTGGGAGCTTGGTTGCTATGCTTGTTGTAATAGTTGTGGAGAAGTTAGGGTCATCACCTAGAGCAGCAGCTAGTTCGTTTAGTGTGTCTAGTGTACCTGGGGCTGAGTCTACAAGGTTAGCTACCTGTGTGTCTACATAGCCTTTACTTGCGGCATCACCTGTGTTTACAGGAGTGCTTAGGTTAGTAATAGTAGCAGTAGTAGCTGCGTCCATGTTCAACGTACCGTTGATAGTTACGTTGTTAAATGTAGATGAACCACTTGAAGCTGTAACGTTACCTGTTACATCACCTGTCAAATCACCAGTTACGTTGCCTGTAACGTTTCCTGTGATGTTACCTGTGACAGGTCCGACAAAAGAAGTTGCTGTAACTGTCGTGCCTGTGATAGCCGCTGGACTTGCTGCACCAATAATAGCACCGTCAATAGACCCACCATTAATATCAGCAGTCGCCAAGGTAGCCTGTCCAGATGTCGATACTGTTGTAAAGCTACCAGCAGCAGCACTACTAGCACCAATAACAGTACCATCAATAGCACCTCCATTAATGTCTACCGTAGTAAGAGTAGATGTACCAGAAGCTGTTAGGTCAGTTACTGTAGCTGCATCAGGTGTAGATGCACCAATGATTGTACCATCAATGTTACCACCGTTAATGTCAGCAGTAGTAATTGTTGTTGTACCTGTAGCAGTCAAGTCAGTAAATGTACCTGCTGCTGCAGTTGTGTTACCGATAACTGTGTTGTCTACTGCACCTGAGTTAATGTCAGCAGATGTAATAGTAGCAGTACCTGTTAGTGTAGATGTACCTGTAACAGCTAAAGTGCCTGATGCTGTGATGTTAGTGAAGTCACCAGTAGAGGCTGTTGTAGCACCGATAGTTGCACCATCAATAGTACCACCGTCAATGTCTGCTGTAGTAGCTGTTACTGATGTAAAAGTACCTGCTGCAGGAGTAGTACCACCAATTACGGTGTCATCAATAGTACCGCCTGTAATAACTACAGAGTCAATGTAGCCAATGCCATCAATGTATAAATCTTTAAACTCAGCACCTGATGCACCAAGATCAACGTCATCATCAGTAACAGGTTTAAGTACGCCATCTTCTAGTCGAATCTGTTCTACTGCAGCAGAAGAGACTTCATTGTAGAAACTGATTCGGTTATTAGCTGTGTCAATCACAACTTTGTTCAATGCATCAACATCAGCAATCAGAGGTACGTAAGCACCTTCAGTAGAGCTACCATCGTGTTTGTGACCTGTAGCAAAAGCAAACGCATCACGAATTGCGTTGTACTCTGCGTTTACTGGTGCAGCCTTAATAACCGCATTAGCGATAATGTCAGCTACGGACTGTCTTGTATAACCTGCCATTTTATAACCTGTCTCCTACCCCGAATGTTATCACTAGACCCTGAATACTGTGTGACGCATTGGAATCATTAGTTACGAATTTAAATGATGCTGACTTACCTGAACCTGAAATGTTTGTACGTTTAACTGGGGCAGGGTTACCATCAAAGATTGCGGTGCTGTTATATATCGCTTCGTTATAATATGCTGCAGCACCTGCAGTTGTTAAAGTAAAGTTTGTTGGACTTAGTGTGTCTACATCTTCATAGTCATACAAAGCAGACATAACGATCTCGTTGTCACCTTCAGCACGTAAGTATGTAGCTACAGTATAGAACACTTTACGTTGTTCTGGGTCTTGCATATGAAAGAACGGTGTCTGAAATACACTAAAGATGTCTGTACCGTCAAAGTCATTGCCTTGTTCTTGGCGGTGTACTTTACCGTTTGCATCACCGTGTATTACATACTCATACTGACCAATGTAGCCACTGTCTGAAGCTGTAGCTGAGATACCTAACATCTGGCTATACTCAAACTGCAAACCGTTAGGCGTTTGTCTGAAACCACCGATGATACCTTGTGAGTCTGCAGCAGCAAAGAAGTAACGGAATTGTGTCTTTTGTCGTATTACTACTGCATTCAAACCTTCTAGGTCAATATCAAACACAATGTCAGTAAAGATAGATTGAATGTCTTTTGATACTGTCTCTAGGTTAACGTCACCAATCTTATCTGTACCACTAATAGGACGTAGACCATCTTGTGATAAGAAGAGTAGGTCACCACCTATCTCAATAACACTATCTGAAGCCATACACCCTAGATCGTCTGTGACCTCTTGTAGTACAAAGTTAGAGATGTTATCGCCAACAAGTTTACGGATATTGTTAGTACCAAAGATGTACAGCACATCACGGAAAGACTTAATAGCTACAATAGGGAAGCCTACGTTAATAACACCAGCACCATCAGCAGGAGCAAAGCTAGTCTCATCGTAAGGTGCACTAAAATAAAGATTCGTGTCTTCACTAGGATCACCTGCTAAGAACATATGGTTTTTATATACGTGTGAAAACTTAGGTGCGCTGGGTGCATCTGCGTGTGTGATCTGCGTATAAGTTGTACCATCATATGTAGCTGCAGGGTTGATGCCATCAGTAAGCATTACCTTTGGGCTACCCCAGTTATACTTAGTGAAGCGTATCTTTGTTACACCTGACATTGTAGGTGAACCAGAAGTAGTTACTGCAACCCAAGCCTCTGTAGCTGTATCCCAGTAGTGTAAGTAGTTAGAACCACTAGAAGGTGTACGACAAGCTAGAATACCATCATTGATACCATTAGCTACACAAACACCTAAGACATTGCCTGTACCTGTAACTGTGCCGTAGTCGTTACTAAAACCGTTGATCTTACGATAACCACCTGTAACGGATGGCTCATAGTTGATCAAAGATATAGCTGAACCAGGTTGAGTCTCACCTTGTGATAGTACATCACGACTAGTGTTTAGACCGCCTTGGCAGAATACTTTGAAGGATGCTAAGTTATCAGCCATTATGCACCGTCATTAAATGAACTAGTTCTTGCTTTACCTATAACAGTAGAACGAACAGAGATAGCATCATCCATCAGTACTCGACGCATAGACTTGATACCATCCTCAAAGTTATTCTGATGCATAGCTGCGCTCTGTTCATTACTACGGAAGCGCATCATAAACATCATAGCACCATCAATAACTACATGTTTAAAACGATCAGGTATAACTGCTACGTCATCATACAATGTCATATCTGAAGGGTAAGACCAATATACGTATTCTACTTCATATGCTGCATTAGGGATAGGTGTAACACCGAAAGACTCACCTAGTGTTTGATATACACGAATGGGTGGTCCATCACCGTTAACTTGATCGCCACTATCATCTGATGCACGTACATTCTGTGTGTACTCCTCAAAAGACATAGGCTTCAAGTTCATTGGGCTGTTACCCTCTGAGCTTAGCTTCTTAAGGTAGAACGTATCCCAGTCAACACTAGAGTAGTTTGATGGGAAGCTATACTGTCTAGTGCCGATAGTAAGTGTCTGTGTATAAGTAGTTTTAAGGAAAGGCCACTCTTGACCATCCTGCAGAATAAGTCTAATGCTACTGTTGATTGCGTCTTTAGCTAAGGCTTGAACGTTACGTACTGTATCAAAGCCATCACCAGCAGTATCTAGTGTAACTTCATTCAGTCTACGTAGTAGTTCATTTGTTAGTGCGACAAAAGTAGCCATAGAGTTATCCTACTATTAAATGTGTTGAAGGGCCAGCCTCTTGACAAGACCAGCCCAACAAGCTATGTAGTATTAAGCAGCGTTGTAACGTGCTGTGATAAGCGCTTCTGGGCGTAGGATTTTACGTCCGTATAGGTGCATACCACGTACGATGTCTGCGAATGAATCAGGGTCACGGTAGTTCTCAACTTTGTTGATTTGCTCCGCTGATGCTACTGCATCTTCCTGACCTGCAACGATAACACCGTAGTTGTCGTTTTGTGCTGTTGTACCTGAAGTACCTGCGCCTGTACCTTTTGCTGGTAGGTTGTTTGAAACGTAAACACGGAAGCCGTGTAGGTTGTTCAATACCAAGCCATTCATTAGGCCAGTGCCACCGAAGTCAGCGTTAAGTACACGTGAGTCTTCGTCTTTCAGCATTTCCATGAATACTGGGTCTACAACGATCCAGCGTCCACGTGCGTCAACGTTCTCTGTGTCCATCTTACGAGCCATACGAGCTACGACTGTTAGAGGAGAGACAGTTGTTGCTGACAATGCAGTTGCACCTGGTAGGCGTGGTGCTAGAGGAACTGAGTCACCTGCTGTTGCTGTAGCAGCAATAGTCAAGTTACCGAAGTCAGTTGCGTCTAGGTGGTTCGCTGTTAGGAACTCGCCTGTTAGGTTACCTGCTGTGTCATGCTGTGCATCACCAGATGTTGCAGTTGAATACTCACCTGCTGATGTGTGACCTGACAAGTACTGCATCACGTCTGCGTCCATTGAGTCAGCCATTTTATATGCTGCACGATCAGCCGCTAGTGATACATAGTCAACGTTTGCGAACTGGTCTTCGATGTCATCCATTTTGAATGCGAAGTAGTTTGCTTTGTCGATTGTCAATGAGAAGTCTTCATCGTTTAGCTTCTCAACAGAAATAGCTGTGTGACGCTCAAGAGCGTTAACAGTTACGTCTGGTTCTTTTTGAATACGAACAACATCACCTTGGTTGGCGATCTCACCGAAGTAAGAGTTGTTTGTAATTGCGTTAGTCACAGCCGCTTTACGTAGAGCGATCTGTGCTTGTTTTGAGTAGATAATTGGGGAGAAGTTCCCGTCAAATCCACCCGATGCGGATGTAATAGCCATAGTTAATTTCTCCTTATAGATATGGCGTGAAAGTTACACTACATATCCACTAAAGAGGCTCTTTGTAGTAGGGTGGTCAGCTATACATTAAGGGTGGCCGCCCTATATGCGCTGGGCCTATACTCTGAGGTAGTTCTTTGTCGTGGCTAGTGCTTAAAAGCATACACACTTATTTTGTGTATATGCTATAGTTTTACTTATGACTTAAGCTTTGTCAAGCTATTTCTTTGAAACATCATAAATAAACTTACCAGAGCGCTGAGCTTCCATGATCTCGTCCATGCGCTTCTCGTATTCTTTGATAGACATCTTAGCTACTTGTGATTCACGCAAGTACTTAGACTCTTCAGTATCGTTAGGTGTAGTAGTGCGTTTAGTCATGACAGACGATGCCGCACCCTTATCACTTGAACTTTTCTTGGGCTTACCTGTAATACCCTTATCAACTTTATACAAGTCAATCACACGAGCTACAGACTTAGCGTCTTCTACATTCTCGTACAGAGCATCTTGTACCCACTTAGGCTGATCTTTAGCCCATTCATGGAATGTATCATCTGCACGTATCTCACCAAAGTCAGGGTGGATAGCAGCTAGTTCAGCTTCAGCTTTCTCACGCTTAGCTGTAACACGTAGCTCTTCAATCTCTTTCAATCGTTTATCAATATCAGAGGAACGTTCATCAGCTTTCTTAGCTGCAATAGCTTCAACGATACCTGCTACGTCTGGGTATTTCTTAGCCCAAGCTTCAATCTCTTCGTTTGACTTAGGAAGTACAAGCTCATTCTTTGTAGCTGCTTCTAGTTGTTTCTCTAGCTTTTCTAGCTTAGCAGTTACTTCCTTGTCTTTCTCTTGCATATGGCGGCGTAGATCACCATAGCGTTGCTTGAAAGTCTTCTCTTCAGCGCTTAGCTCTGTATCATCCGCTTCTTGTGCTTCGGCTTTAGCTGGCTCTTTCGCTTCTTGTTTAGAAACACTTTCTGCCTGAACTGAGGTGTCCTCAGAGCTTTCGCTATCGGGTTCACTATCGGTGGCTTCTTCCTGCGTTTCATCTTCTTGTGCTAAACCTGCTTGCTTCATCAACTCACGTAGTTCTTCTTCGTCACGTTTAACTCGTGCTTGGTTACGCATGTGTGATGCAGAGTTTACCTCTACTTGTTGAACTTCAGCCATTGTTTACTCCTTATGTTGGGGCCAGTCAAGAGTGACTGGGTAGCCTTATAGTTATATTGGATATGTTAGTCTTCTTCGTCGTCGGACTGTGATACACCTGCAGCTTCAAACTGTGCATCAATAGCGTCAAAGATTGCATCATTCTCTGCCTCTTCTTCAGCAGTCATATCATCGCTATCAAATACATACTTATCTCCGATAACAGTTGGGTCATCTCTTGATGCCACACCGCCACCTGTAATAACCTGTGGTCCACCGTCATCATCACCTGTTGCGCCACCACCAGACTGAATAGCTGCTGTTTCAGCTACTGTCGATGTAGTAGCTTGTTGTTGATACAAACTACTTAATATACTCTGTGCATCTTTTCCGAAACGACTCTGTAGTTGTTTTAATATCATGTCACCATTAATAGCTTCATGAGGTAATAAACTTAAAAACTTACTGTCATCAACGGTTTTATTGATCTTTATCTCTAGTTCATTTGCTGTTTCATCATCGCCCATAACCCTAAGCATACCAACTAATGCACGAGAACGTGCAACACCTGTTGCTCTATTTAAGCCGACTAAAGCAGCACCAGCTAAGCCTACAGTAGCTGCTGTCTTTTCGCCTTTAGACAGACCTAACATTTCATCTACAGCAGCTTTAACTTTATCGCTATCAGTAAAGTCTAGCCCGTCTGCCCAGCTTGTAGGGTCTTTAGGTTCTGTATCTGTAGGAGGTGGGCCATCATCGTTATCACTTTGTTGTACAGGTGGTGTAGTCGTGTAACCCATACTAATATATTTATTATATTCTTCTTGTGTATTAGCAGTAACCTCTGTACCATCAGGAGCATACAAAGTTACAGGTGTAAACATAGGTTGTGCTTGTGTAGGCTGACCTAGTTGCTGTAAGTTCTGTTGTGCTTGTGGAGAGAAACTAAACCCTGCGCCAAACTGAGAGAAGTCTAGCTGAGCCTGTGTACCTGTTGGTAGTGGTGTAGTAGGTTCAGGCACATTAGGCATAGGTACAACGTCACCACCTGGTGCATAACCTCTTACGTCACCGCCCTGTGCATAACCTGCATTACCCATAGCTACTGGTGCACCTTGGCGATACATCATCTGTTGTTGCTGATATGGATCAGGTTGTGTAGACTGTGTGGGTTGCTGTGTAGCAAAACCACCTACAGCCATCATCATAGTCTCAATCTCAGCCATCTCTTCAGGAGTAAGATCATCGTCTTCCATCTCACCCATAGGCTCACCACCAATGCGTCCTTCAGCATCCATACGAGCTAGTTCTATCTTAGCTTCTTTACGTAGGTCTTCAAAGAACTTCATGCCATAGAAACGAAGAACATCAGCAGGTACTACGTACTCACCTTCACTTAATTGCGCTGGGATGTCATCACGTACTTCTTCAGGTAGGGAGCCTGGTGGTACATCATTACCTGATACAGGGTCTACTTCCACAGGACGTGAACTAATAAACACTGCTTGCATTTGATCGTCTTCATTTAACGCCATTAACTTTATCCCTCAAATATTTTAGTCTACGTAATGCACGAATACCACCTTGCGTTTGGTGTATCTCTACTACGTGTTCTGATTGCTCTAGCCGTTTGTGTAATTCTGAAATGCTTTCATCTAGCTCTTCACAGAACGCATCCCACTCACCTTTATTATTAACAAAAGCTTTAAGCGACATTACCACTGAATCCTTGCTCACCTGGTGCAGGAGCTACGCCAGTACCCATAGTGCCGCCACCTGCGCCTGTCTGATCTTGTGCATCAGCACCTGCAGGAGCTTGCTGTGGCGCTGGACCACCTGCTTCAGGAGGCATTGCACCCTGTGGTGGTTGTGGCATAGGTTGCTGGAACCCTTTCATGATCTCAGCTTGGATAGCTGCATCAGCCATAGAGTTAGTCACTTTGTCAGGGTCTAGGTCCATACTCTTAGCGATCTCACGTACAATGTAGTCCATCTTAGCAAACGGTGCTAGCATTGGGTTAGACGCTACCTGTAGGAACTGCATTAGGCGCTGGGAGCGTACCTCATTAGCCATCAAGCTTTCAGTACCGTTAGCCTTAACTTCTAGGTCACCACGAATAGTTTCATCGAAGTCAAACTGCATGTTGAACGCAAAGAATGCACGTCCAATAGGTGCTAGCAGATAGTCATCTACGTTCTTAACAACAGTTCTAATACTGCCATTAGCTGCAGACATAAGCATACTAATGCCAGAAGCGGTACGTCCCACTCCCGATACGCCTGTCTGTCCGTGTGCGAAGCTTGGGAATCCTGTGCTTTCATCAGCGAGGACACGAGCCTTGTCAAATAACTGCATGTTCTCACCAGCCACGTTGGGGAACTTAGTACCAAAGATAGCTTGACCCGGCGCTCCACCTTGTCTACGGAACACCTTGCCTGGATACACGGATAAGTCTTGTCCTGGTACGAGGTTTGTTTCATCTATCTCAATTAGTAGGTTACCAGATAATACAGCATTGTCAACAGCCATTCGCATGAAACCGTTCATTAATGTTTGTGTATCATCCATATTCTCAGCAATACCTACACCAAAGAAGCTGTATGGGTTATGTTCATATGGTACTGCATAGTAAGGGATACGTGCAGGTTTGAATGGGTTTAGTACACAGCGTAAAACTTTACCGTTAGATACCCAGATGTTAGCGTTGACTTCGTGTAAGTCTTTTAGCTCTGATGGAATGTTGATACCGTTCTCTTCTAAGATGTCTACGTCTACAAAACCCCAGAACTCTAGCACTTCCCAGCGCTCAGTATCTGTAGGAGCAGTATCGTCATCCTCCATCTTCATTTCCCAATGCTTACGCACATAGTCTGAACCAATAGCTACAGCATCTTCGATAGCTTCATCAATGAAGTATGGTCTACCTTTCAATGCACGTAGCTGATTGCGTGACATCTTGTGACGCTCAACAACATACTCTGCGTCATCCATAGAAGAGGCTGCAGGGTCAGGGTAGAAGTTCCATAGTGATACGTGGTTAGTAGATGGTACAGTCTTAACTAGTGGGTCATACTCACCATCTTCATCCCAGTTAGGATATTCTTTATCTACAGCGAATGGGCCTTTCATGACACCCGTACCTAGTAGTGCCATCTCAAATGCCATAGAGCGTAGATGCTTAGATGCACCACTCTCTTGTAGCTGATCGTGAATCTTCTTTTCCATCTTCTTAGCTGCAATCATAGCAGGATGGAATGTAGCTGTAGCAGGTGTAGTACCGTCACCCTCAATGATCTTCTCAGATACAGGCTCTACTTTGTTCTCTACTGGACCAAGGCGGCGACGAAGGTCAGCCATAGTCTCACCAGGTTTTAGCTCTGTGTCAGGACCAATCAGGTACGGCTTGTTAGTCTCTTGAGTAAACGGTGTACGCATAGCGTCACCAGCTTTCTCTGCTGCAGGGTCTAAGTTAATGTGTACCGCTTCAGCTACACCATCAGGTAGTACAGATGGGTTGATAGTAAGTGGGAACTTGTTGTTACCAAAGAGTACGTCAACGATCTGACCATATGCAGCTAGAGTCTTAGTCTTAGTTACTTTAACAAACACACGTGACTTTTCGCTAGACGTGAACTGTACATCTGGTCCGTATATACCACGATAGTTACGATAAGAGCGTAACCAGCGTTCTTCATCAGCGTTACGTGCATCTTCAGCACGTTTAAAGCGTTCATTCACATAAGTAACAACACTGCTCACGTTATCAAACAGAGTGTCTTCTTGCTCTTCTGCAGCGACTACTTCATCTGTCTCAAAGGATAGATCGTCTATTTCTGCCATTATTTAGTACCCGAATGTTGAGTCTGACGCTTGAAAGCCAGAGTGTTGTTTTGCAGGATTGAAGTCCCAGATTGAACTACGTGGTCTAGTCATTATACCATAGCGTAATGCGTCATACAAGTGATCTTCTGCATTAGTGTCCACGTCTTCAGGGTTCTTCTTATCTAGCGGTATACTAGGTATCTGCGCTATAGTATTCGTGCAGGTGGAGAAGAACACCAGCCTTGGCTCTTCAGTGAACTCATCCACCTGCAAACGGCGGTGAATCTCGTTCTTACCTGCTACCCTTGAGCCACGAGAGCGATCCGAAGGTCTCCAACGACAACCCTTCATGTTCATTTGCTCTGCCAGTGACGGGCCAGTATCTCCTCTTTTATGCCAGAGGGACGAGTCTAACACGCCGTATCTAATAGTTCCATCATTTGCTTCAGCTTCTAGCACCATATCAGCTAGATCGAAAGCCGTAACCTTAGAACAATAAAGCTCTCTGTAGACAACCAACTGCTCAGTCGGTGCGACAGCGAACCAAAGTACTCCTGTGTAGGAGCCGTAACCATAGTCGCAAGCTCTAAACTTAGGCCAGGAGTCAGGTATGTCGATAGGTTCCACAACGTGTATGCGTCTATTGAACTCAGGGAAAGCTGCTCCGTCATTGATGTCCCAGTTACCTTCAAGCAACTGTTTACGTTGGTGCTCTGGTAAAGATAGAAGCATTGCTTCGTAGTCACCAGTGTCTGCTAGATAAGGGTTGTCAAACAGACTAGCAGGAATGAACCTGCGTTTAAACAATGGTTGACCTTCTTTACTGTGGCCTTTAGGGAATGTAATAGTATCCCCTGTCTCTATGTTCGTAGCCCAGAATGCTTCATTAGATGGCGCTGGGTCAATAAACATCTTCTTAACCCATTGGTGTCCAGCACCTCCAGGGTTTGTAGTACCACGCATGTACAACCCTAAGTTGCTACTGTGTGCACTACGTAGACGTGACCTCATATAGTCCCAAGCATATGGTGTAGGCCACTGTGTAAGTTCGTCAAAGCCTATCCAGTTAAACGCTTGACCTTGGTAACGAGTAACGTCCATGTCTTTGTCAAGGTACGACATCCAAAGCCTACCACCCCTTGGACTGATCCACTGACTCTTTCTTTCAGACCACTTAATACCTGGTACAGCTTTAGGGTATAGCTCTTGGCTTTTCTGTATAAGTTCACGAAGTTCCTCCGTTGTATGACGTACAAGTAGACCACTAAAGTTAGGATCGTTTAACCCATGAAGGGGGTCAGCTAGCATCGCATACGACTTGCCACCACCAGCCGCCCCACCATACAGTACTTCTCTTTCAGATGCGGATAAGAAGTCTGTCTGTGGTCCTGGGTTTGGTTTAAACACTACTTCTTGTGCAGTGTCAACATCAAACTCAGCAGGTTTTACTTGTGCTGCTACAGTTTCTACTACAGGTTCAATCGTCTGGGGGGATGACTCTGTAGGCTCCAATACTTTCTTCTTCGAGCCTCTTGATCTCCTGTAGCGTTTCTTCGAGCCGCTTGGCAAGCTTGCGTTTAATTGTAGCTGCTTTCTTACGTCTTCGCTCAATGTCTACCCTTTTCTTTAAACCCATATGTGAGATGTATCTACCAGTCTGTCTATACAACCATATAGCTACTTCTCTGTAACCATACTGCTTTAGATGTCTCTTTGCAAGCTCTAATGCTTCTAGTTCATCTGGTATGGGTTCTAATAGTTTATCGTTATCAGGGTGTACTCTGTATCCGAAAGGCACGGTGCGTGTTGTTCTCGCTATTACATGCCACTGTCTCTCTTCACCTTTGTGTGGCTTGGGTAACTCCCAATACCCCAAAGATTCACGGTTCATACTTACTCGTTCTTACCTTCCTTGGCTGGCAGGATAAACACCCCACCACTGCTTGACCCTACGTCAATCTTATCTACTTTACCTAAACCTGCACGATCAAGCAAGTCTTTAGCTGCTGCCATCTTATCACGGATACCTAGTTCAGTAGGGTCAGATAAAGCACCAACCATAGCCATAGCAGCCTTGGGCGCAGTACGAGCAAAGTAAGTACGTGTCTTATCTGCGATCTCATCTTTTAAGCTTTCTACGATGGCACCAGTGCTAGATGTTTCACTATACCCAGCAAGTTTCTTAGCGGCAACAACGTCACCCCCTGCTTCATCAAACAGTACATCTAAAAACTTTTGTTGGTTCTCTGTTAGTTGTCTAGCCATTAGCTCACCATATATAATGTGAAACCTAAAGCACCGAAACCCATAAGTAGAATTAAACCTGATATAGTCCAAGTTATAATAGCTTCTTGTAGTTCAGCTTTACGGTACTCGTGTTCCTTCTTCTGTTTACGTATCTTGGCTTCTATAGCCACTAGTTCATCCCATGCGGATGGCCCCATCGTGAAACTTATATAGTCCTTCAACTCTTTGCGCATGGACTCTGCCTTACGCTTAGCTGCAAAAACTTCCAAACTTTCGGCCTCTATAGAGCCACCAATAGACTTCCACCAAGGAGGATTCTTAACCTGCTTCTCAGCTTGCCCTAAGTCAGCCATGTGACCAGCCCACTTGTTTAGCTGGCTACCCATGTCCTGTAAGTCCTTGCCTATAGCAAAGCCTTTCTTCAGGGCGTTAAAGGCGACAGTGGCCCCGCTAATTATCGTAACTGGGTCCACAAGCCTCTCCTCTATGCTTAAGGACTACTACTCTTCGTTTACAACTCTACGGATATCTCCACGTCCGATACCGATGTCGTTAAGCTCACGGTCTGTCATTGCGCTAAGTTGCATCATAGCAATACGACGATTTGCTTCTTTTTGACGTGCTTCAATAAAAGCGTTAAATACTTTTACTAACCATGCCTTAAAATTAGTGGCCCACATACGTGATTCAGAAATAACTAGTTCCATGTTCATTCTCCTTTAGTTAGTTGAACTCACATAGTTTTACTTAAATCGTGGGCCTTTACTATTACTTTATTGGAATACCCGTTATGCGTTAACCGATAGGCACAAACGTTTCTGTTACAGTGACAATGCTATCAATGTGTCCTGCTGCATTAGGTACTACCTGAATCTTATCACCAGGTTGTAACACAAGGTCAATCGTAGAGAACTCGTGATAGCCATTACCAGCTAAACTCTTATCGTTCAGGAAGTGTGACGTATAAGCATCTGCTGCTATGTACCACTGAATAGTGACATCATTAGTGCTACCACCACCATTAGCTACAAGAATATATGTAACTTCTGCTGTACAGTTAGCAGGGCAAACATACACGTCTTCTACTGCTGTGGTTTCATTGTGACCATAGACAGACTTCCTACGTGCTGGCTTGCCAATGCTATACTGAGTCATTTCTTCTTCACAGCTTTCTTAACTGTTTTAACTACCCAAGCTTCATTTACATCAGGTGTAGAGGGATCATCAGCGATGAAGTGTCCATTCTCGTCACGTGCTCGTACCATCTCCAAAGTCTCAACATATTCAGGCTCCTGCTTCTTTGTAGCTTTCTTAGTACGTGGCTTAGGTGTTGCAGTCATAGCCATCTCAGCTTCTTGACAGATAGCTGTTACATTAGGGTCTTTACTTTGTACGTTACCGTAGTTGTCTTCACCTGCAGCTTGGTTACCACGTTCATCCCACACGTAACCATGCTCGTCTACACGATAACCTTTAGCTTCTAAAGCATCCTGATACTTATGATAGAACTTGTTACCCATTAGCTACTCTTCTTCATTGGACGTTCTGCTGGGTTAGATGCACCACAGTAACCGCCTTTGTAGTAACCCTTCTTCTTAGCCATACCACCGTAAGACATACCAGATGACTTCTTAGCACACTTACCTGCTGCAGTACACTGCGCTGGGGTAGGACACCCTTTACACGGTTTAAACTTCATATTCATGTTCTAAATTTCCTTACCTTGTTTGCAACTTTCTTAGGTTG